TACATCGTTGAATAAATTCAATTCACATTACAGGCTCTCTTGCGCTCTACTAAAAACTAGTATATAGTTTTATTACTATACAATTAATTAGAACATAGACGCGTATAGTCGACGGCCTAGAGACTATGTTCGGAAAACTAGGAGGATATAATCATGGCAAAAACTACATTTCAAGGACCAGTAAAATCAATTAATGGTTTTCAAGGTGTTGGAACTGGAAACTCTGTAAGTATCGGAGCAGGTGCAACTTCTTTAACTGTTGATACACATGCTGGTAGAATGTTGTACCACAATGTTGCTGGTGCAGCTACTTTGACTTTACCTGCGATTAATTCATCTGCAGACTCAGGTGTTGCAGGTCCAGGTAACGATCCAAACTCAGCGAACAATTTAGGTGCTTCTTTTGAGATATACATTGGAACAACTAAAACTGGCAGCTTTATTTTACAAGTTGCTAACGCTAATGACACGATGACTGGTAATGCAATCATCGTTGATACGGATACAAACGACAACGCTGAAGGTTTTATGACTGCAGCTGCTTCAGATACTATTACTTTAAATGGTACTACAACTGGAGGATTAGCTGGAACAATCATAACTTGCAAAGCAATCGGTGCAAATAGATGGGGTGTTCAAGTGAACACTGGTGGCACTGGCGATGCAGCTACACCTTTTAGTGCAGCCGTAAGTTAATAATTAATTTAGTGTGGGGCTTCGGCCCCATGCTTAAATTTTAAGGAGAAAATATGGATTCAGATCAAACAACACTAAATAAAACTACTGGAGCTATATCTGTTTTAAGAGCAGCTAGAACAAGAGTTACTTCTATTCAAGGAAGAGGAGAGGCTGGTTCAGTTTTATTATTACATGATGCAGCAACAACAGGAGCTGCAGATTCAGATAATTTAAAAGCTACTTATAAATTTGAAACAGAAGGATTAGAGGTTTACATACCCGGTTCTGGTATTTTGTTTGAAAACGGAGTTTGTGCAACTTTATCACAAACTTCTGGCACAGACGGAAGTGTTACCATGACAATTACAGGAGCATAGTAAATGGCTAATACCACTTCGGGAACAACAACGTTCGATAAAACTTTTGCTATTGATGAAATAGTAGAAGATGCTTTTGAACGTATTGGATTACAAAATGTTGCCGGTTATCAATTAAAATCTGCAAGACGATCTCTTAATATTTTATTTCAAGAGTGGGGTAATAGAGGTATTCATTATTGGGAAATAGATGAACTTGATTTAGATTTAGTTGAAGGACAAGCTGAGTATAAATTTTTTAGATCCAGCGATGATGGAACAAGTGCAACATCAAATCCAAACGGAGTTTATGGTATATCCGATGTTCTTGAAGCACAATTACGATCTAACAGAACTCAAACAACACAGTCAGATTCGCCAATGACAAAAGTAGATAGATCTACTTACGGAGGTTTTTCTAATAAATTATCTAAAGGCACACCTAATCAATATTTTGTACAAAGATTTATTGATCATGTTAGTATTCAAGTATATCCAACACCTGATTCAACTAATGCATCTAAAGATATGCATTTTTATTATATAAAAAGAATTCAAGATGCAGGAGACTATACAAATGCAACAGACGTGCCATTTAGATTTGTACCTTGTATGACAGCAGGACTTGCATATTATTTAGCACAAAAATATGCACCTGAAAGATTACAGGCTATGAAATTATTTTACGAAGACGAATTATCTAGAGCTTTAGCTGAAGATGGTTCAGCATCTAGCACTTATATTACACCAAAAGTTTATTACCCAGGAGCATAATGCCAAAATACGCAACAGGAAAATATGCAAAAGCAATATCAGATAGATCTGGTTTAGAGTTTCCATATAGAGAAATGGTTAGAGAATGGAATGGATCTATTGTACATGTTTCTGAATTTGAACCTAAACAACCACAATTAGAACCTAGACCATCTAGTGCTGATGGAATAGCAATAAGAAATGTTAGAGTTGATAGAATAGAAACAGCTGTGCCTAATCTTTTACCTTCAAATCCTTTTACTATTACGAATGGTTCAACAACTGTAACAGTTAAAGAACCAGATCATGGTAGATTAACAAGTGACACTGTTAGATTTAGAGATGCTTCAAATGTTGCAAATTTACCAGCAGCAACAATTAATGCATCTGGAGGGTATACAATTACTAAAGTTAGTGCTAATACTTATACGTTTAACTCTGGAGTTACAGCTTCAGAAACATTAAAAGGAGGAGGTGACATAGCTTCAGCAGGGCCAGTTACCGTAACAGCATAATGGCAGGATTAAGTGCATCAGGATTAAAAACTCAAATAAGAAGTTATACAGAAACAGATTCAAATGTTTTAACAGATGCTGTTTTAGAAAATATTATTTTAAATGCACAATATAGAATTTTTAGAGATGTGCCTATCGATGCTGATAGAAAACAACAATTAGGTAATTTAGTTGCTGGGCAAGAGTCTATCAACGCCCCAGCAGGTTGTTTATTTGTTAGAGGTATACAAGTTTATGATACGGCAGGATCGGAAACTACAGGAGCTAATAGATGGTTAGAGAAAAAAGACTACACATATTTGCAAGAATATCAAGATGTGACAGGCACATCGGCAGCTCAAGGTCAACCTAAATATTATGCTATGTTTGGTGGAGGCACAGGAGAGTCAGACACAACATCAGGACGTATAGCCTTTGCTCCAGTTCCTAATACAACATACAGATTTAGAGTGCATTTTAATAAAATGCCAGATCTTTTAGAAAATAATGACACTAATTATATTAGTATGAATTTTTCAAATGGGCTTTTATATTGCTGTTTATCAGAGGCATATGGCTTTTTAAAAGGTCCAGTAGATATGTTGACTTTATACGAAAATAAATATAAACAAGAGGTACAGAAGTTTGCAATTGAGCAAACTGGTAGAAGAAGACGAGATGATTATACTGACGGAACTGTCAGATTTAAAATTGAGTCACCTTCACCGTAATAGGAGATTAAATTATGGCAATAACATCGGCAATATGTTCAAGTTTTAAACAAGAGCTTTTACAAGGTAAACACAGTTTTGAATCTTCAGGTGGACACACTTTTAAACTTGCATTATTTACAAGTTCTGCATCTTTAGGTGCAGCTACAACTGACTATTCAACATCAAATGAAATTACAAATACGTCAGGTTCTGCATATTCTGCAGGTGGAGCAACTCTTACAAACTCTGGTGTATCACTATCTTCAACAACTGCATTTACAGACTTTTCAGATGTAACTTATTCATCTGCTTCTTTTACTGCAAATGGGGCTTTAATTTATAACACAACAACAGACGGTGGTTCAGGAACAACTGATGCTGTTTGTGTTATTGCATTTGGTGGTGACAAGACAGCTAGTAACGGAACTTTTAAAATAGAATTTCCAACAGCAGATTCAAGCAGCGCAATAATCAGATTAGCATAGGAGGTCGACCATGTCGACTACTTCAGGATGGGGACGATTCACCTGGGGACAGGCGTATTGGAATGAAAATAATAAGTTAGGAGCAGGTTGGGGTGCTCAAACTTGGAACCATGGTGCTTGGAATGATCTTAATGATGTAACGATTAGTGTTACAGGTCTTCAAATAGAAACAGATTTAGGTATAGAAGGTTGGGGCAATAATCTTTATGGCCGAGGTGCGTGGGGTGAGTTTGCAGCAGATATTGGTCTTGGTGCAGATGTTTCTATATCAGGTGTATCTTTTTCAGCTGCAACAACTGCAGCTTCTGGAATAGGTTCTGCAGTTGTAGAACCATCAGGAGTTTCTGCATCATTTAGTGTTGGATCGTTAGCAGTAGAATCCGATGCTAACGTTTCAATGTCTGGAGTATCTGCTTCTTTTGCATTAGGAGCCGTAGCAGTTGCAGATCAAGTTGTAGGTTTAAGTGGTCAATCATTTACTGCAAGTCAAGGAACTGTAACATTACCAAATGCAACAGCGATTCTTTCTGGTTTATCTATAACTTCAGCTCAAGGAACTGCAACTGGTACTTCTAGTAACCAAGTTGATGTTACAGGCTTTTCAATGTCTACATCCCTTGGAACAGCAGTTGCACCAAACAACACAGCAATATTATCTGGTGTTTCTGCAGAATTTAATTTAGGTACGATTGTAGGTTTAGGCGGAGCGGTAGCTAATTTAACAGGTTTATCTGCAACAGCTAGTGTAGGAGTCTTAGATCCTAATGATATGACTCTAGGAATATCAGGTCAATCATTTAGTGCTAGTGTTGGATCAATATCTTTAGCTGATATTCAGGTTGGATTAACTGGTCAATCCGCATCGTTTAGTATAGGATCAGTAAATATCTTTGCATATGGAGATGTTGACACTGGTTCAAATACATCTTATAGTAATGTTTCAACTGGATCGAATGATACATATTCGGATGTTGCAACTGGATCAAATACAAGTTATAGTGACGCTGCATAGGAGATAAAATTTATGGCATCAACATTTACACCTTTAGGTGTTGAACTTCAGGCAACTGGTGAAAACGCCGGTACATGGGGAACAAAAACTAATACAAATTTACAACTTCTAGAACAAATATCTGGTGGTTTTATAGCAAAATCAATAGCAGGTGGTGCACAAACAACTGCTTTATCTGTCAGTGATGGATCAACAGGTGCAGAACTTGCACATAGAATGATTGATTTCACAGGAACAATTACAGGAAATCAAATTGTAACAATACCTTTAGATGTTCAAACTTTTTATATTTTAAGAAATTCAACTTCGGGAGCATATACAGTTCAGTTTAAATATGCATCAGGGTCTGGTTCAACATTTACTTTTTCAGCAACACAAAAAACAACTAAAATAGTATTTGCAACTGCAAACGATAGCACAAATCCAGATATCATAGAAGTTCAAACTGGTGGAGATGTTGTTGATGATACATCACCACAACTAGGTGGTAACTTAGATACTAATTCTTTCATGATCGATTTCGATGATGCGCATGGTATCAGAGATGAAAATGCAAATGAACAATTAATTTTTGAAACAACATCCTCTGCAGTAAACCATGTAGATGTAACAAACGCTGCAGCAAGTAGTTCTCCACAAATTGGTGCAGTCGGAGATGATACTAATATCAGTCTAAAATTAAGACCAAAAGCAACTGGTAATATTGAGATTATGGGTGCAACGAACCCAGGTTCGATTCAGTTGAATTGTGAAGCTAACTCCCACGGGATTAAGCTTACTGGACCTGCACACAGTGCTGGCCAGAGCTATGAGCTAAAATTTCCCACTGGAAATGTAACAGCGGATAGATTTTTAAAAGTAGCTTCAGTATCAGGATCTGGAACAACAGGTATTGGTCAATTATCTTTTGCTGAAGTATCAGGTGGTACTTCATGGCAAGCAGTAAAAACTTCTACATTTACAGCAGTGGCTGGAGAGGGTTATTTTGTAAACACAACAAGTGGTGTAATAACAATGAATTTACCTGCAGGAACATTAGGTGACGAGGTTGTATTTATTGATTATGCAGGAACTTTTGATTCAAACACATTTACTATTTCAGCAAATGGTTCAGAAAAAATTCATGGATCAACAGATGATCTAACAGTTTCAACAGAAAGAGCAGGAAATACTTTAGTGTATACAGACGGAACACAGGGCTGGCTGCTAAAGAATAATTAATCATGGCTACATATAAAGATATCGTTGGGACGGCAGTCCGAAATAATGCAGGTAATATTCCTACTGCAGAAACAGGACAGGTTTTCTTTGACTCTACTAATTTAGATTTTAAATATCAGTTTCCAAATACATTATCTTCTTGGAGAACTACTAATAATTTAAATACTGCTAGAGATGCAATAGCAGCTGGTCTTGGAATACAAACCGCTGCATTAGTAGTTGGTGGATCACAGACTAAAACTGAAACCGAGCAGTATGATGGAACTTCTTTTACAGAGGTTAATGATTTAAACACGGGAAGAAAAAGTGCAGCAGGAACTGGAACCACTACAGCAGCGTTAGCATCTGGAGGAGATACGGGTCCTAGTGGTAGCGGAGGTCACGGTGTTGCAAATGTTGAAGTCTGGAGTGGAAGTTCTTGGAGTGAAACAACAGATATTAGTACTGCAAGACAAGGATTAGCTGGTGTTGGACCTTCGACAGCAAGTTTAGTTTTTGGAGGATATGATAATCCAGACTATAATACACAAACTGAATTTTGGAATGGAAGTAGCTGGACAGAATTAGGGGATTTAAATACAAAAAGATCTAGCTTAGGTGGATCAGGAACAACTTATACAGCAGCGTTAGGTTTTGGTGGTACAGGTCCAGGTAATTTAGCTGTTACAGAAAGTTTCAATGGAACAAGTTGGACAGAGGTTGCAGATTTGAATACTGCAAGGGGTAGTGGTGCTGCTACAACATCAGGCACTCAAACATCCGCATTATATTTTATGGGATATACTAATACACATGTTGCTTTAACTGAAGAGTGGAACGGAAGTGGTTGGACAGAAGTTAATGATTTAAATACTGCAAGATATCTTGGATCAGGATCTGGGACTGCAACAGCTGGATTAGCTTATGGTGGTTATTCAACAACTACTGTAGGGGCAGCAGAAGAATGGACAGCAGATGCCGCTGTCGGAGCATGGGCAACAGGCCCTAGTACAAATGTAGCAAAATATGCCATGGGATCTGCAGGAAATAATACTTCTGGAATGATTTTTGGTGGTCAAACACCTGGAACAACTTATCTAACACAAACAGAAACCTGGGATGGTTCATCTTGGACTGAAGTTTCAGATTTAACTACGGCTAGAGATTTGATGGGAGGAGCAGGTGCTTCTAATACAGCTTGTTTAGCGTGGGGAGGCAGAGAATCAAATCCTACCGCAAGTGCTAAAACAGAGTCTTGGAATGGTTCCGCTTGGACAGAGGTGAATGATTTAAATGCTGTTAAAGAAGCCATGGCGAGTACCACTGGTGCTCCTTATACAGCGGCATTAACTTTTGGAGGTGCTGCTATTCCTTTACCTAATACAGCTAAGTCTGAAACAGAATCATGGAATGGCACTAGTTGGACTGAAGTAGCAGATTTAAATACTGCAAGATCTTATATAGGTGGATTTGGTGTTCAAACATCCGCTTTAGCTTATGGTGGTTATGGTCCTCCATCTTATAGACAATTTACAGAATCATGGAACGGATCATCGTGGACAGAAGTTTCAGATTTTAATAGCCCTGCCACAGGAGCAATGGGTAATGCAGGAGTAAGTAATTCTTCTGGAATTAAATTTGGTGGTGCTCCACCATACTTAGCAACAACTGAAGATTGGAATGGTGTAAGTTGGCAAGAAACTTCTGATTTACCTACAGGATTCGCATATGGAGCTAATATTGGTGTTGCAACAAATGCATTTGCAGTCGCCGGTCAACAAGGTCCTAGTGGAACTGTATCATCAACTACTTTCGAATTTACTTCACCTTCAAGCACAATTAAGGTATTAACAGATTAATAAGGAGGAAACTATGGCAAAAACATATCAATACTGTGTAGCAGAAAACTGGGGCAAAGGATTTATCGATCATGATGAATCTTGGAGAATCACGTTTAAAGGCTATC